TTAATAGTAATTAATTGAAAAAAGTTAGTAGTAATAACTTTAAAAGAACAACCTGCTAACTGTGGCCGCGCAAGCGCGGCGGTGGCCGCTGCGCGGCGTAGTGCCGGGGGGCGGTGCTGACGCACCCCCCGGCAAAGACAATACCTACCAACTTAATATTTAATTATTACAGCTTACTATTTGATTATTAATAATAAAGGAAATTTTGTGCCAAAACCCATTGCCAGGCCAATTTTGTTCCTAAGTTGCGATTCCTGAACGGTTTATGGCGCGATTTTTATTGTCAACTGTTGTTGGTGAGTCTTAAGTTTTTGAAAGGTGGCTTGTTTTCTAGGGTGAACTATACTGCACAAATAGGCAACATCTTTCCATGTAAGGGTTTATGATCGATTTAAAAAATATTTGCAAGTTTTCGTTCAATGTCCGTTGACATAGTGTCGATGGATGGAATATCATCCAAGTGTCGATAGGGAATAGGAAATAGGAAACAGGAAAGGGATTGAATCGTGATACCATCACTCAAAACCATCGGCCAGGCTTTCGGTGTTGAAAAAGCCCGCGCCATCCGTTCCATCATGGAACAGTTTACTGACCGTCACCCCCTTCGGAATATCCGGCCAGTCCTGACCCTGGAAAAGATTTCGAGCATTATCGGGGGTTGCGGGGTTGAATACATTTCCAGGGGGAATGGCGCGAAATCTCCAGCTATCACCTATGTCAACATGGGCGACACATATGACACAACGGTTATGTGGGTCCGGGGCCGATTCCAGGTTGGTTGCTGGGGGGATATTGTCGAGGGTGGAAATTACGAATAATTCTGACGCAAGTCTCCCGGCCCCCTTCGTTCTAGTGTTGTCAATGGTCTCAATAGGAAAGGAAATTCAAATGATCTGCCCTCATGTTCGCGTCCAAATGCTTTCGGCTATCACCAAGGAAACCAGCAAGAAATCGGTTTACGCCTTGGGCATTTTCCTCCGCGCCATGCGGAAGGTCGAGATTTATTGCGCCTTGGGTGGAACGGTCCAGGATGGCGCGGCCAAGTTTTTCAATGGTCATTTCTTGGCCAAGCTTGAGAAGGCTATAGCTAAGGGTGAGAAGTACGCCGAAAAGGCCAAAATCAAGGCGGAAAAGGCCAGGCCCGAGGTCATGCTCTTTCTCGACCCAACCAATAGCCTTCCCCAGTACCAGGGCAAGGAAATTGATGGTGATTATTCCAGCTGGCTTGTTTGGAATAACATGGATTAATTTTCGCAAGTAATTCCAAGTGGTTCGTTTAACTGGTGGATATGTGATTTTAACAGGAAAGGATCGGACAATGGGGAACACAGATCAGGTTATTCTGGAAACGGTTGAGCGGGCGATTGACCGCGCCAATGATGCCGGTGAGAATTGGGCTGATTTTGTCGATGATGCCCTTTTGGCTATCGGTGAGGAACTGCACGAAGACCAGGATTTCGGGCGTGACCATGAAATTATCGCCCGCCTGGCGGATGGCCGCGAAATTTATTGCGAAACGGATGGTTCTGGCGGATACGGTATTACCAATCTGTATCGCCACTATGATTGCGATATCGATGCTGGCGAAGGTGGCGAATCCACCGTGTTGGCGCGGAATCTGTCCGAGGCAGTCCGCAAGGCCAGGAAATGGGTTGCAGCTGGAGAATGGCGCACCAATGACGCTGTAATCCTATGCGTTTGGGGTTGCGATGGTGAAACCACTATCCGCCTTCTCCCTCAGTCTGGAGTGGTTTGCGATTAACCCTAGGAAAAGGAATAGGAAAGGATCAGGAAATGAACGGATATTTCACGGTTGCGCGGTTCCCATCGAATTGCCCCGAAACGGGCAGGCCCATCAAAAAGGGCGACCGGATTGCCTATTTCCCAGGCCAACGGAAGGCTTTCCACGAAGATTCCAAAACCGCCCAGGAATTGCGGGGCCAGCAGTTTGCCCGATCATGGGGCATGGTGGATGCGAACTGGTAATTTCCCCGCAAGTTTTTCCCCGCCTTCCGTTTGGATGGTAGGGGGGTAGTTCCCCAGGTTTTCCCGATTAGGAAAGGACAGGACGATGCCTCAAGATTTGAAAGACCTTTGGACTTCCAATGCCTTTGGCGACATTTCCGGCTGGGAATCTCTCCCGCCAGAGGAATTGCATCGCGAATGCGAAGAAATGATCGCGGCCTGGGCCGATAACGGGTGGAATGTGGATGACATTTCCCCGGAAGGCATGATTCAATTCCTGAAAAAGGAATGGGCCAAGGAAAAGAAATTCATTTTCGTTCGCTGGTCACCCAATGACCTGGAATTCCCTAACGGCGACCGCTATGACCATGAATCCCTGGTGGAGCGGTTTTTTGAATTCTGCGAAAAGGAATACCCCCAGGCCGAATGTGATGTTGGCGTTTGCAGGTTCCGGGGTGAATCCCTGTACCAGGGGATTGGGATGGAAGTTGCCGAAAAGTTTTTTGGGATTCATGGCGCGGACGAAGATCTTTTCGTCACTCGCGACTAACCTCCGGTTTCAACCCGGAACTTTTCAACCATTTAAATCTTGACAGGGGTAGGGGTATATCATGCGTTTTCCCGTTCAGAAGGTTTGCCTGTTCTATCGCCGGAAATATGGTTATCCGGTGACCTCCGCGATAAATGTGGAGATCGAGCCGGATATCCAACACATTGACAGTTCCTGGTCCCGCCTGGAATGTGATTCCGATGAGATTGATTCCAGCCTCGACCTGAATGAAAATGCCGAAGATATCTGGCAGGTAATCGACGGTTTTTGTGTGGCGCGGGCTATCAAGGGTTACCTGGGCATGGATGATTTCGGTGATGGAATTATCTGGTGGACAAGGGCGAAGCTGGGTGAGCATGACCAGGAATCCCAGGATATTTACTTCGCCACCATTCGCCGCCTGTTTGGTGAGGAAGTTTTGGAAAAGGCGCGGCTGGCTTATTTCCTGGGCGAAAAAAAGTCGCGCAAGTAATTTCTGGTTTCCCGTTTCACTTTTGGACAGTTTTCCCAATTAGGAAGGACAAGGATCATCATGTTGAATCGCGTTGCCTTTAACCTGCCCACATTTGCCATTCAGGATGACCTAATGTGCCAGGAGATTTTCGGCTATTACACCCATGCCGGAATCAAGCTTTCGGTCCACCTTTTCCGGTTCAGCACCGCTTACACCCAGAAATGGATGGTTAATGTTTACAGCGATCATTTTGTTTTTGCAGACAGGCTGGCCCAGATCAATCTGCCTGGGGATACGGAGCTTTACACGGTCCTGCAAAAGGCCAACGATCTGACCGTCGAAACGGCCAAGGTCCGCCAGGAGGTGGCAGCGTGAGTTGCCTCCCTCTAGATAGTTACACCGTCAATTTCCGGTATTGGATCGATGGTGAAATGCGGCAGGTTCAACACGATACCCCGATATTCGGAATAGCCTTGGCCAAGGTCCAGGCTGGTGAGAAGGCTTGCCGGGAGCATGGCTACGATTACCTGGCGGAAATATTCCCTAGGCTGGCCGCTCCGATTGTCACCGGAACCCAAAAAGGCCTAGATCACCTGAAGGGGCTACTGTGACCCCAGAACGGTTTTGGGCGAATTGCCAACGGCGCGGGATTTCCAGGCAGACTGTGGAATATATCGTTCGGCAGCGTGACCTGGAAATCCCCGTTACCATGATTGTGAGAAGATTAAAAGGCCGAAGGGAGGCGGATAGGAAGGCGGGAAAATCATCGACCGATTTCCGGTTGTCCGAAAATGCAGTCTGGAATATCATCTACCAGCATCGTCGCATTTTCGGTGACCAAAAACAGGAATAGATCGATGATTTCCCCATCCACCCTGGAAAGGGTTCAAGGCCTCATTCGCTCGAAAAAATCCTGGTGTTATTGCGGCCTGTCCAAGGAAATGGTCAAGCTGATCGGGGAATCTGGCGATAGAACAGATATGGTGGAAATGACAGGAAAGCGGATACGGATCAAGGCAGGGAAACAGGAGGAGGAAATAAGATGCGATGGATTGTGCCGATGCTTGTGTTGCTTGCGGGGTGCAGAAGTGCAGCACCCGTGCATCACGAATGCAGAAAACCACTAGAAGTGTCCGTAAATTTCTCGTACAACCTGCCGAATGACCAGGGGTCAGTCTGTGTGGGGGTGCGGAAATGAATAGGGATGAACTGGTGATGGATGTTATCGATTCTGGTTACCTCCAGAAGTATTGCAGTAAATTTCTTCGCCCCTGGATGGACCGCGATGAATTTGAGGCTGAATTGTATTTGGCTACGGTGAAAGCTTCGCGGAAATACCTCCCCGAAAAAGGAGCCTGGAGAACCTTTGTTTTTTGGTGGTGGAGATCGGCCCGATCCGAAATGACTCGCCAATACAAAAAAAGGTGCAAGTGGGCGGGCATGGTCTCATTTTCCGCATTGGAGTTTGAGATCATCGACCGGAAAGCGGAAACCATTGTTTCCAGGATGGCCGAGGCGGCGGTAGATCGACTGTCCAAGGAAGAAAAGTTTTTCCTCTTTGGATCGTCGATGAAGGAAACGGAGCGGCGCGGGATCACTCGTTCTCAATACGAGATTCGCCGCCGCCAGATTCGCCGGAAGATCGCAGGGGAGCTTTGATTTAAAATGCCCAAACCAGAGTTAGATTTCCGCCTGAATGAAGACCAGAAAAAGCTGGCCGAAGATAACTTTCGCCTGGTTTACTGGTTTATGGAAAAGCAAACCATGCCGGATGGAATCGACTGGGATGACTACCAATCCTATCTGATCCGGTGGTATCTGCGTTCCATCGTCACTTACGATGAAGCCAAATCCAAAATTTCGACCTATGTGGTGCAGATGCTCCGATGGTCTCGCCTTCACTACATCACCGCATATGTGCGGGAGAAAAAGAAGGGTATATCCTCAATTCATGGGGAGGAGGGGGATGCTGTTGAATTTCCCGTTTGGGACGATCAAGATCATGGGATCGTGACCCAGGAAAACCGCGACTGCCTGGAAAAGCTTTTCGAGAGTATCGGACCTGTCAGGGAGAAAATTGTCCGCAAATATATTTCCGGCGTTTCCCCGACGATCATCGGTAGACAGGTTGGAATTTCCCGCCAGCGTGTAGAGCAGATCATCGAAAAATCTGTTCTCCTCATGCGAAAAAAAGCCAAGGATTCCGGCATCCGAAATCCGATGGAGGTGGCATGATGGATTTCATGGGTTGGGCTTGCCTAGCCGCGCCCGTATGGCTAATCTTGGTGTTTGTGATCGGTATCTACGATAGGATAGGAAAGGAGATCGGAGACAATGGAAATGGCAAATCATCCCCGTTCAGCAGAAACTAGGGAACAGCACCGTCTCTACTGGTCGAAACTGACCAGTTTGCAACGGGAAACAACCGATCTGATTCTCTCGATTGCCAGCGATGGCGGAGAGAATGAGAGGCAGGGGGCGCGGCAGATTTGCGAACTGTTTGCAAGTCACCAAGTTGTGCGGGCGATAGAACAGGCCCAATTCCTGGCCAACTACTGCGCCCCGGAAGAGCGGTTCGACAGGTTTGCGACTATCCTGGGGAATTATCTCGAAACCCTTCCAGAAAATCCCCACCAGGCTTGTGCCATCGTGTATAATCTCTGTGGAACCAGGGAGATTGATCTGCTGGTGAATGGGAATTCGGAAGTCCCAGAAATTTGCACCAAAGCGTTGATTTTCCTGTCTGGACGGCGCAAGGGTTTTGTAGTAGAGAGAATGGAAGCGGTTCTGATCAGTATCGCTAAGGCAATGGAAATTGGAAAAGGAGAATGAAAATGGCGCGGCGCATTGGTGGCTTGGTGATTTCTCGCATGGTTGGCGATGCGATTCAGTTGCTCTACCCGAATGGCAATGAAATCTTGGTCGAGGTCAAAAACCTCATCAAGGATGGGGCTGTCATTCAGGTGGGAAGTGACTGCTACGATATGCTGGTTGGCGATAGCGTCACCATTCCAGGGGTGCAGAGCATTTCTTCATCGGGCATCTACCTGGAGAGTACTGAGGGCGGGCGGGTTGCCATCCGCCTAATCGCTGATCCCAGGATTCGCATTCTGCGTACCGAGTTGCTTCGTTGATTGTTTGTTGTTTTCCCTAATAGGAATGAAAGGAAACTGAAATGGAAGAGGTTGTTGTGGAATCCACCGATATCGTTGTGACCCAGCCAAAACCAGCGCCTATTGACCCGGCGGCAATTGAAGCTGCCCTCATGCGGAATGACTACGGCAGACTTCCCGTTGCGGAAAAAGTCGCCTTGTATCGTCGCACCTGCGAAAGCATGGGGTTGAACCCGCTCACCCAGCCCTTTGGGTTCTTTAAAATGTCTGGCGGGGCCGAGGTGCTGTATGCGAAACGCACCGCAGCGGACCAGTTGCGCCAGATTCATGGGATCACCTTGGTTGATTGCACAGAATCTTGGGACAAGGATACCGGAATTTTCAGCATTACGGTGCGGATGCGTGACAAGCATGGCCGCGAGGATATCGACCGGGGTGATGTTTTTATTCCTCCCACTTGCAAGGGCATGGATTTGGCAAACGCCAAAATGAAGGCAATAACGAAGGCCAAGCGGCGTTGCACCCTGTCCCTCGTTGGTCTGGGCTTCCTGGATGAAACCGAGGTTATGGATGCCCGCCTTGCGGTCATCAAACAGTCACCGGAATTCGTTTCCGAAATCACGCAGACCCCGATGGTGACTCAGGAACCACTGGCCGATGAGGATGCGAAACGCCAGGCTTTTATCTTGTTCAAGGAACTGGCCGAAAAGATTCCTGACCTCAAGGCCCAGATGATGGCGAAGTTTCCAGGTCTAGACAGTAAGACCATGACCCGCCAGCAATGTGCTGCCTTGATTTTGTTTCTCGATTCCCTCAAGTCTTAAAAGAAAAGGATAGGACAATGAGTTTCACGCCTACAGAAGAACAGATGAAGATTTTTGATATCATCGGGAAGGAGATTTCTTTCCGGGGTGGTCAGATCGAGAATCTTGCGGTTGATGCGGTTGCTGGTTCAGGAAAAACCACCACAGCAGTCGCGTCGATTCCGTATGCAAGATCAGTACATGAGAAGATCGGTTTTACGGCATTTTCCAAGGAGATCGCAAAGACTCTCCAAAGCAAGGTTGGTCTATCCTGTCAAGCTGGAACGATGCATTCCATTGGTTATGGTCTTGTAAGGGATCGTTTTGGCGATGTTGAGATAGCCAACTGGAAATATGAAGACATTGCCAAGAAGCATTTTCCCAGCCTATTCAGGGATGGTAAGAATGGTTCAAAATGGATCAAGCCGGAATTCGCCGCCTTTGGGGCGCTGTGCCGGATCATACGGGAACAAAACTGCGAGATCGGTTTCGTCTCATCGGACACGATTAAAAAAATATCCCAGATAGCTGATGAGCAGGGAATAAGCCTTCCATCGAAATCGTGGATTCCTGAACTTGTCGGAGCCTGTTTTGAGTGCATCCAGATCGGCGCGGACAATCCAAAGGAAATTGATTACTGCGACATGGTATGGTTGCCTGTTTTTCACAAGTTGGGCGTAGATAAATTTGATCTGATTTATGGTGACGAAGCCCAGGATTTCAACCCGATCCAGCAACAATTCTTCATCCAGCTCGGAGAGAGGAAGGTCTTCATCGGTGATCCATTCCAGTCGATCATGGGGTTTGCAGGGGCAGACACGAATTCATTCAAGAATTTGACCAAATGGCTTGACGCGCACACGAGAACATTATCCACTTGCTGGAGATGCCCTGTATCCCATTTGGATTTGGCGCGTCACTTTGTGCCACATATTCGTAGTGCCGCGAATGCAATAGATGGGATTGTCAATCCTGGGGTTACCAGCGAGTTTGTGATTCATAGTTCAGGACCAGGTGACATGATACTTTGCCGGTCCAATGCCCCTTTGGTTGGAATGGCCTATAGGTTTTTTGAGTCTGGAAAACCAGCTGTTGTTCGTGGAAAGAATATTGGCCAGGGGATAGTTTCTCTGGCAAAAAAATTGAGACCGGACGATATGTCTGATCTAAATATCAAGATTGGACGCTATAAGGAAAAGGAGAAGCAGAAATTGATTGATCGCGATGCGAAGCAAGATGCGTTTAATGTCCTGAATGATCAGGTCAAGTGCATGAACGAAATCATGTCGCATTACGATTCTGTCAATGAATTCCTGGAAGGTTGCGAGAAACTTTTTGGGGATGATGGCGAAACAAGACAGGATCAAGTGATCTTGTCATCCGTTCACAGGTCGAAGGGTCTGGAGGCAGGGAAAGTAACTATTCTCGAACCCTCGAAACTGTGTGCCTGGGGTGAGACAGAGGAGTCTTACCAGCAGGAAAAGAATCTTGCCTATGTCGCCTTGACGAGGTCAAAAGGAGTTTTGAACTTCTGTGGCGAAATTGGCAAGAGTTATGAGGAAGGAGGTTTGCATGGTTGGGCCTCGACTATCGCAAACCAAAATTTAGCACCATCACGAAAGGCGAGGTTTTAGCTCCAATGTCTCAAGATCAACCTAGCTATGATTGGGTCGATGATCTAATTAACACCTTTGGTGAGGAATTCGATCCCAGCAGCAACCGCAAGCTGCAACCCGAATCCATGACCGATGGCGAGTACACTCTCCAGGTGGTGGATGCTCAACTCGACCGGATCGCCTCTACTGGCGCGGCAGTCCTCCGGTGGACCCTCAAGGTTCTGGATGGCCCGAGCTGCAAAGATGCCCTGGTTGAGAAGGTGAATTTTTTCGCCTCTCAGGCTGGCGTGAATGCCCTTGGTGCTGACCTCCAGTTGCTGGGGATCAATTGCCGGGAGTGGCGTGAGAAGAACATTCCCCTGGGGCGCGGCATCGTCGAGGCCTTGCCCCGTCTGATCGGTGTGGTCTATGTTGGCCGGAAGCGCACCAGCACGAACAGCACCAACGGGAAGGTTTATCATAATATCAATGTCCTGTCGGTGAAGAAAACCGCCGCAGAGGCAAGCAACCCCGAAGGAACTCCGTTCTAATGAGCCAGAATCCTCCAGAGGGTGAACAGGCCCAGGAACGCTTGAAGAAGCGGGAACAGGGCATTCAAAAATACAAGGAAATGCTTGCCGAATGCATAGCGAACGGCGACAAACTTGTGCCCCTCTGGAGGAATTCCCTCATCACTTCTGGGACATTCACTATCGCCACCATCCGCCGCTGGGTGTATGAAGGGCGATTTCCCTTTATCAAAATTGGGCGGCGCAGATACACCAGTAACAAGGTGCTGGCCCAATGGATTCTAGACGGGCAGAAGGACAAGGAAGTCTTTTGCCTTGGCTATACCAAAACCCTTTCCAGGATTTCCTACCAATGGAAGGGTATTTACAGGAAGGCGCGGGAAGTCACCAACGAGCGAAGGATTGCCGCTGGTCTTCCCCCGCTTCCTGAATGGCAGAATGACCCGCCAAGGGATGCTGTTCCACCACCGGAACCTGTCATTGAAAGTCAACCTGAACCTGAACCAATGGTCAGGAAGGAAGTCATCGTAGAAGACCTCATGCCGTCTGATGAGGATTTGTATTCCGATCCAGGATAGGAAGGGATAGGAAATGGGATTCTCCGTTGCCGATGCCGTGCGTCTACTAGTTGGACCCGAATCTCTCACCGAGGTTCGGGTTCTTCTTCAATCCGCAGATGACCGAATCTGCCGGAACCAGTATTACCTGGGGTCGCAAGCCGAGGATGTTGCGCGGGATGTTCATCCCCTAGATCAGTTGTCGAACTGTATCGGGATTTACCTCATCCCCAATCCGATTGATCCGAAACTGATTGACCGGAATACCAAGTGGCGCAAGCCATTCATTACCAAAATCCCATCCAGCAACCAGAGCAGTATGCTCTCCCGGCGATGGATTTTGGTGGATTGCGATTCCATCCGGCCTGGAGAGTGTTCAGCAACCGAAGCCGAAAGAGTTGCTGCATTCGATCTGGCAGAAAATGTCATAGCCAGCCTGTCGGTTTTTGGCTTCGGCAATCCGATCAAGGCTGATTCCGGCAATGGTTGCCACTTGATATATCCCGTGGAAATGCCCCCGGATCAGCCCACAAGCCAGTTGATCAAGGAGTTTCTGGGGCAACTAACCAATCGATGCAAGGTGACCGGGGCCAAGGTTGATCCTGTCACCTGGGATTCCCAGCGCATGGTGCGACTATACGGGACCAAGTCTCGCAAGGGTGAATCCACCCCGGATCGCCCTCACCGCTTGTCTGGGATCATTGACCCTGGAACACCGGATTCGGCTGGAATAAACACCAAGGCTTTCCACGCCGCTCTAGAGGCATGGCGGGAACAGGATCGACTGATCCAGGGAGACGGGCAACGCGACCCAGTCGAAGCTGCTCGAAAATATGTCAGCAGAATTGAAGGGGCAATATCCGGGGCTGGGGGCCACAACAAGACCTACAGGGTTGCCAGTCTTCTTGTGGAGGGTTTCGGCCTAACCGATGATCAAGCATTCGGGGTAATGCAGGGCTGGAATACCTCATGCAAGCCGGAATGGTCAGAGCGCGATTTGAGACACAAAATTGAATCGGCTAGGGCGAAGGCCGATCAGAGCAAGATTGGCCACCTATTGGTCAAAAATCAGCCCACTACGGCGAAGCAGACGATACCGGACGGTGTTCAGAAAACGGATGCCACCGTTGCTGACCTCATCCGCCTTGGACAGTCCCTCCAATGGTTGTGGCCAGGTTGGATTCAACGCGGTGTTCTGGTTGGCATTGCCGCTGAACCTGGGGCTGGAAAGACAAGATTTTGTGCCGACATAGCTAGGCGGGTTAATCATGCCCTGCCTTGGCCGGATGGTACTGCCCCCACCCTGGATAGGGGCGCAAAGGTTATGTGGTTGTGCTGCGATGGTCAATGGGGAGAGATCACGCAGTTTCCGCAGCAATTTGGGATACCGCCCGAAGCGATTTACCTGAATAGCTGGAACCTTGATCCCACCGATGGAACGGTGCTGGACGAGGCGAAGCAGTTCAAGGAGCTAGAGGAGCGCATCAATAGGACAGGGGTATCCCTTGTTTTCGTTGACACGGTGATGAACAGCACCACTCATAACACCACCCGTCCAGAGGAAGGGGTTAAGTATTTCAAGCCCTTGGCAGAAGTGGCGCAGAAGACCAACACAACAATAATTCTGGTGACGCACCTGTCTGCCGGTGGAGAGGCATTGGGGCGGCGCATCGTTGGCCAATGCCGACAGATGATCAGCCTGGAAAAGATCGAGGGGGAACCACACAACTCTCCAAAGAGGAAAATCTATGTCAGCAAATCCAATAGCGTGATTCCCCCAGAATTGACCGCGACTATGGGAAATTCCGGCAATGAATACGCCGGGGAAGCTTTGCGGGAAGAGGTCAGAAAAGTTGATCCTCATGCCTGGCTGGCGACCTATTTGAAGAGTGGCAAAAAGCCTATGGACTTGATCCTTATTGACTCAAAGCTGCATGGGATTGATGGTGCTGCTTTCGATGATGCAATCATGTATAAATCTGTAACTGATCAATCTCCGTATAAATGGACTAGGCTGATTAGGAGTGACTGAAATGGCTGGCAAGGAGTGGAATCATTACATTGATGAGATCACTTCTGCCGATGTTGAGTTTGAGGATATCCGGCGGCTGATCAATGACATCGAGAACGGCAAGTCAATTGATCATCTTGATGGCGAGAAGCTGCTGACCGATCTCTGCAATCTTCGCTACCGTTTCGGTTTCTTTTTCATGTCCTGTTTGGCGATTACTTCGATCACCAAACCCAAGGGGTGCATCCACGATAGTATCCGCGACATAACCAGGGCGATTAAGAACCTGAAGCGGTTACGGATGGTCATGCGAGAGGTTGAATATGCCGCGAGTGAAGAAGGCGACGAGTGCGAGTCCTGTGGGGCGAAATTCCAAGAACCTGTCCAGGAAGGCGAAGAACCAGAAACCGAAGGCGACCAAGAAAGCCCCGATGAAGGTGGTGGCGAAGAAGACGCTGGAGCTTGATTATTCCAAGGTCAAGCTGGCCGATCTACCGAAGAATGCCGATGGTACTCCCAAAAAAAAGCATTTCGTCCTCTGGTTGATTAACAAGCTGAATCGGGCGATCCCCAAGAATAAAAGAAAAAAAAATACCTTGTGATCGTATAAGAAATGTGGTTGGTGAATGGAACAGGAGAGGATTCATATCATGGAAGATTTGCTTTTCCCTTCAGTTGGATGGCTAAACCTGTCCAAGCAGGAATTTCTGGATATCGCTGATCGTGCTGGCGGTGTTCAGGATGTTGTCATCAAGGACGATCTGAAGCAGTTGATTGCTTTTTCCAAGCTGTTGATGAGAATCATCGACTGCCAGGACAAGCAGTTGCAGGCCTATGATCGTTCCGAGGTGGCAAGGTTTTGATCCGGTGGAACCGGGTTTTTCAGAAGGAGTCTTTGCCTTGAAGAAGTTTGCATTTGCCTTGTGTGCCGTTGCCGCTATTGCGGGGTATTCCCAGGCTGGGATTTTTCGCAAGCGGGCCACCACCGTCACCGCAGTCCAGGCGAAACCCGCCGCTGCCCAGGTGAAGGGTGATACCAGCACCGCGCAGGGTGTGGCGTTGCTGATCGTCCAGACTGGCCGTTTCCGCCACTTTGGAGGGTACAATGGTTTCGAGGGCATTGGCATGGGTTCTACCCCGGCGCAAGCCGAGGCCCAATGCTGCTACAGGAACCGCTTCACTCCCCGTGAGCGGGCCTTTGCCCAGATGCCCAACGGGATGTGGGTTTGCGTCTGCCGGTACTAATCGGCTATAATTGAAACGGACCTTCCGGTCTGTCCCTTGTGACGGCCTCGCATTAATTCAAAACCCGTACTGCCTGGCTTATAAGCATTCAGGTCTGGCAGAAAGTAGAAACTCGGCGTTAGTCGAGGGATGAGGGTGATACGGTAGCCCCTCATGCGAGTGCCAACACTACAGGAAAAGGAGAATGGAAATGGAAGAGAGAATGACGGTCGAGGATGCCTGGCTTTTATCCGTATTTAGCACGATGAAGGAAACCCGCAACGATAGGTTGCTGCAATGCGCTTTTGGTATTGGCTACGGGAAATGGATGGCCAAGCGGGAGCCATTCGCAACTGTCCAGATGGGGGAATCTCCCAGGTGGTGGGTTGAGTTTGATGGCAAATATCATTCAGAGGGGCCAGTCTTCATCCAGTCCATCCTGGATCGTGTTGGCGACCATGACATTGAAAACCGCGCCCAAGCGGTAATCCACAACGCCACAGTTGAATTCTGGGGTGGCGAGGAAGAATACCAGAAAATTTGGGGATGGATGAAAAACCATTCTGATCTGGAGAGTTTGGATAACACCTGCATTGAATGCGGATGCCGGGGATTGGCCACATACGAGCATACCTGTGGGTCATGCAGGGCAGCTTGGATCGAAAGCCACTAGAGTGGAATCCTGCGCCGATCTCCCGTGCGGATGCGGGCAGTTAAACCGGGAGAGTTGTAAGGACGGCAACCAGCTTGGAATAAAGAATAGGACGAAGAATCTTTTTGCAATTTAGATTCTTTTCTGTTGTCATCTGGCTGGCGTTACTGGGATCGTGCCCCTAACAGGTGAATTATGAGCGACAGGGATTCAGACCATATGCTGTTGGAATTGCAAGAGGCGCGGGCTGAAATTGATCGGTTGCGGGAGTCAATCCGTTGGCGTTCACGGTGGGATGAGCCACCGCCAACGGTTCATGGGATATACCTTGTGATTGGTTTTAATTTCGACATGAAAAGAAGGATTTGGGTAGCTAAATTTGATGGTAAGTGGCCAGATAATTTAGCTGTCGATCATTGGCGACCAATCGGCCCGCTGCCGGGAGGGGAGTGATGCCTGAACCAGTTTGCTCCAGCATCGAACCCTTGATTCTATGCTATGTCTGGGGTATAGCTAGCCGCGCCCAGATTGCAGACTGGTTGGGTCTCAAAGAGGATGAGATTGATCCAATTCTTGAATATCTTCGCAGTAAGCTTGATCTGTTTCGCATTCTAGCGGAAGGACCGGCCATCCCTCATTACTCGAAATCCTTGGACGATTGGTCACTTTTTCCAAGTAAGAAGCGCAATCCTCTTCCACCCCTGGATTGTAGCTGAACCAGGACCGCAGATGCCCGAATGTGAAGTGGCAGTCACGGCACAAGGCAATCAAATTAGCCTCATCCAACTCTGCTCCGCCGAATAGCAGGGGTAGCTTGTGGTGCGCCTCAAGGGATTTTCTGGTTCCACAGGCGGCGCAATGCTTTCCATGAATGAAGCGGGCGCGGAAGGCGGGCCACTCCGGTGAACGGACTTGTCCACCGAAGATCATCGTGCCAATGGAATATAGCGTTTTCAGCATGATTAAGCCGGGGAACCCTGCCGCCCACCCAAAGCCACCGGGAACACCCCGGAGCCCCAGAACAGAGTCCCCCGGTGGCTCCCGGTTAGTCCAACATTTCCTTGATGATCTTGAACGCAATGCGGGCGACCATCAGCCAGGGAACGATGCCAATGGCGGCAACATTCTGCCCATCGACAGTCTGATCGCCACCCTGTTTCAGAACGCTGGTCAACAATTCCTCATCGGACAGTTTGGCCAATGCCTCGATTTCCCCGGCGACAACCTGGCCACCGCCGATGGATTGGGCGAGACCGTAGCCAAGGACATTCCAGGCGGCATGAACGAGATCGGGCAGGGAAACATCCTTGCCGCGAATCTTGTCGAGCATTAACAGCAATGCGTCCTGGGGAAACGAATTCGGATAGGGCAATAGCATGGGTGGACTCCTAGAGAGATGACCAATCAATTACATCGACTTTTTGTTTGGGGAATCCCTTGATGGCAGAGAATGCCCAGGAATCCCCCTGCCGCAGCATCCCGTCGATTACGGATGCTTCAGCCCAAAAACCGCAGAGTGGGGGCGACCCTACGCCAGTTGGTCCCGTTGTCGCATTTGGTCCCCAGGAATTCTTGATCCAGCCACCTTCGCGTGGGCCGGTCTGATATCCCCAGAGTGCCATGCAATGATTCCAAACCCCAGATGCCTTGCAGAATCCATACTCGTCACGCTTCATAGAAAATCCGCGATTGGAGCAGATCGCAATGCCGTATCCCTGGGCCAATGCTTTCTTGGCAGATTCCCAACTTTTAACCTTGGTGATTTCCTGGACAGGATTCACCTTTGAAACCTTCTCAAGGTCATCGGGCACTCCATTGTTCCCGAATTGGTCACACAAGGAGATAGAGTATTTCGAGAGATCGTAAGAACCATACTTTCCACGGGGCAAGATACCGTACTGCTTGACATACTCTGCGGCCCATGCCCCGATAGAACCCTGACCTCTTCCCAGTCTCCCATTCCCAATCTCAATCCTCGATCCTCCATAAACCACCTCCTGGCAGAGTTCCTTCCATTCCTCATGCGCCCCGCCATAAATCTGCATAACCATGCTGGCCTCGACCGCAGCAACGGTTCCAAAACCAACACATGATCCATAATTTTTTTGGTTTTCTTCGTCTGGGTCTTTCCCGGTCACCAGCTTGTGAATCTTCCAGATGAAGACTTCTGGCGGAAGATCAGCCAGGGAGACCTCTCCAGCTGGAGTGTCAGCAAACGCTCCAAAGGGCTGGAGCGAGGCAATCTCGTCAACAGCTTCCGGGTCGTTAACCCAACCCAGGTTCTGGGGAGCCGGGAGACCGTGCCCAGGTTCTTCTACAGGCTGTTCCACCGGAGTAGGATCAATGCCCAACCCTGTGATCGGGGTTGGGGTTCCCATGTCATTCTCCTCGCTCATTGGATCGCCTCCAGAATCCTTGCTGCCCTTTCCAGCCTAGAAACGGCTAAATCCCGAATGTTTTGATTCAGGATGGTATTCGGGTCGGTTGGCAGGTCTTTGTTGAATTCCTCGCCCATCCTGGCCCGAATATCCCGCAATGCGGTATTGGGCAGCATGGCGCGGGAAATCTCGATTGATCGCTGGAATGCCTGTCCAAGGGTGACGAAGCTGGGGTCTTTGTAGATTTGGGCAATCTGCCGATATGACTGGGCTAAGGCGGATTTGTTCTTTGCCTTATCGGTCTCGTTTAATGCCCCGTAAATGGCTTGAATTGCGTCTGCCAGCGGATCATTGATAGGAAGGTCGGGTTTGGTGGGATCGACGGGTTTTGGTGGCACTACGGGGCCAGGATTGCCAATAACCACCTCGATGGCAACGGGATCGGAAGGTTCGTCGCCCAAAGCGGTGAAACCGTAGAGGGTATACCTGCCGGGTAGATTGCAGGTGATAACAGTTGCCGTCTTGTCGGCTAGGAGTCCCGGCGGGAAAATGTTCACCCCGGGTGAGGTGGCAAAATATTTTACCGCTTTGCCGCTTAACTGGGTTGGTTTTATTACCACAAAGCTTCCCGGCTGGCCTTGAACCGGGGTGCTAAAGGTCAGAGTTGGTGGTTGGTTTGCGACAAATAGTAACAGGGTGGGTAGCAGACTGTTCATGTTTGGTATGCCCTCATGGTGCAATCAACTCCGGTATTCCGATCACGCAGATATCGCAACTCAAGCCACCACCCTCCAAGAGGGCGAGGACCGCGACCCTTCTCCGCATGATAACCATCATCCTCTATCTTATATGTTGAACTTCTCAGGAATAGCTGCTGCCTGGAACAGACCACTCCGCTGTTGTTGATTCCGTAGACGATATTCTCGTCAAGGTTTCGCCTGTGAATGTGACCAGAGATGTAGACATCTGCTATATACATACCGCGGGTTCTAGAATTATCTATTAGGCCGCGTGTAATTTCCCCGCCTCCTCCAGCCCCGTGGTGAAAAAAGATAGTTTTACTCACTCTATTCTTTGGGTTCTCAACTAGGTTTGCCTGGACAAATCCCCAATACTTTCCAAGAAGGACGGGTGATTTGGCCCGCTTCAAGCCCGCGACGAATCGGGAGCAGACATCTGTGTCATGGTATTTCTCCCAGGATGTTTCATGGTTGCCCTTGGATACCAGGGCGATTACATCCTTGTAGGGTTCAAACCAGTCGATTGCATCGTCGATTACTGTGTCGATGTAATTGTCTGTCTGGTGTTCAGGGCGCAAGGACTTGGCCGATTTCCGCTTATCGAACTTGCCCTGCATAATGTCGAATGTGTCGCCAATAAGAAGGACTGGGATTCCTTCCTTTTTAGCTTCTTCCAGGTCGCGCTTGAGAAGGTCACGGTTGCATTGAGCGGAGTCCCAATGCAGATCAGACAGGAGCATCACCTTGCTTCTATCGTTTGGCTTGATGCCGTCGAATTCCAGCTTGTAGGCGTGAGGATCGGTCTGCCGTATTGACCACTTCATGGTGCTTCCCTGGAGAGTAATAGGGCAGACCGATTGGCAAGATTATTTCTTCTTCTTGCTCTTTCCGGCTTTCGAGAGCGCGATGGCAATGGCTTGCTTTTGTGGCTTGCCAGCCTTCATTTCTTTGCGGATGTTCTGACTTACAACCTTATTCGATGAACCTTTCTTCAACGGCATAAAGCCTCCTAGACTAGACTCCAGATTCTCCAACGGCTTGAAGTGCCGTCATACATTCCCAACACTACATGGTTGGCTTGAAGGGAAACATTGTTTCCATTATGAGTCAGGAATCTATTCTCTGCCGTGCTATTAGCATCTTCGTGCTTCAGGGTTATCGTGTTTGCTCCCCTGTTCAGGATGTAAATAACACGCCAAGCATTTGCTGCTGCACCGCCAATTGGAACTAGCCCGGTCAGATCATAATTCCCGGTGGACTGTATTCGGATCAATCCGTTTTGACCAACTCCAAGATTGTTGGTATTTCCAGAAAGCGTGACGCTTGTTGGCTCAAATGCAAATGATCCAGCAGTTGTGTAAATCTGCCCGCCACTAATTCCAACATGGACGGCATCACCAATGTAGCCCTTGTAAGCTACTCCGGTTATTTGGTCGGCAGCAACGATGTATTCTGTCCCGTCAAGCGGGTATCGTGTTGTCAGTTCGCTGATCTTTTTGCTTGCCATGATTAAGCCCACCTCTGGTTCGGAATTGTCGGGTCTTCCGGGTTTGGTTCCACGATGAATGGCAGAATCTCCGGTGGCAAATCCATATCCACCAGGGAGCGGACCATCACCCAGTATTGGTTATCCGCTTTCAGATTCGGAACCTGCTCACCATTCGGGCCTTCGGTGGTCGTGCCGTCTGGATAGTAATGAACCCCGATCACGCAAATAGCCAGCGTCAAAGTGGCTTGTGTCGTGTGGAATTCACCAGTCTCTGGATCGCGGGTGGTGTAGCCAAGCTGCTCACCGATGAGACCAGCTTGTTCCTGTGAATCGAATTTCAGCAGCAGATCAATCATAAGCCACCTCTCAAGTAGAAAGCTGTTGCAGCTTGGTGTTGGTCAGTCGTGCGGGGTAGTAGATGAGCTTGGCGATGTGGCCAGAAATTATGCCGCCAGTTTCTCCAGCCATTAGATACAACTTGTCTGTTGATGGGATTGTCCCTGAAGTATCAGTTCCAACCGCTGCCCCATTCGCAGACCCAGCAAAATCGTTAGCTTTATAAGCTAATGCTGACTTGCTAGGATTTGAATATGTTCCAATTGAGAAGTCAGCTTGTGTTACGCCAGAGGTGTACACATATCCTCTCAGATCGGTGGCACCAGCCCTGTATAGTTGAATAATATTTGCCGGGTTTGATAGCGCAGTCCAAGCTCCAGTAGTCGCCGAAGAGAAGAAATCAAAGTCCGCAACTACACTCCCCTCCCCTTGATTCCACATTGATCCAAACGATGTCCCGGTGATCTGGCAGACATCGGCTGAACGGGTGACGGAGCTAGAAGTCGTTCCGGTGTAGGAGGTGGGGAATGCCCCCTGTTCTATCTGTGCGCCAAATACATACACTCCAGACGAACCATCGCCCGTGTAGGTAATCCCACCAGAAGTGTCCGAATTATATAAAAAGAAGTCAAATCTAGCTATTCCTGCCTGAACAGCAGTTGAAGTTACAGATAGCCTGTACCAACCATTTCCAACATTAGTGACGCTGTAGGAATCACAGTTGTACTCGTTAGCAAAGCTGCCATCTGATAAATCAAACCTTCCCCTTACTGATTTCCCTGTAAATGCAAAAGAGTTATCAAAACCAAATCCAACAACTGACCTTCCATTAGCCTTTACAAAAATTGATGCTGTAACCGAAACCCCTGCGCCAGATGCCACCGATGCTGATGTCTGTTGCCTTAGCCAATGTGGGCCATTTGCCGTGTTTTCAGTTAGTAGGCTAGCCGTGCTGCCATCTGGGCCTGTTCCGCTGCTGCTAATGGATGAATCATATTTTTCCCAAACAGCATTAGAAAAAGTATTTGAAAAGTAGCAATTATTCGTCCTTTGCTCCTCCAGCAATAATCCCCTGCTGACCCATTGGCCACCGGAGTAGACATGGTCGAATCGGGGGCCAGCGGTAGTTGATGCTTCAGTCTTGGCGTATTGAGTTGGGGATGCTGAATTTTCAACTTGCGCTCCCCAAAACAAAACCCCATCAGTCCCATTTGGTGTAACTGGTGTAGAACTGTTATCGGAATTAAAAATGCCAATTTGGTAATAAGACCAAGTTCCTGTAGCTGTTACGCTACATCTGTACCAACCATTTCCAACATTTTGAATTGTGGCCGTGTAACCAGAACCAACAGTACCAACCACTCCATTCAAAACATCAAACCAAACATTAAAAACTGATCCAGTCAAATTGACAAATCCAATCCATCTTTTCCCTGCTGATTTTGCATAAATTGAAAATGTATTTGTTCCTGAAACATTTATGTTTCTATAAAATGTAACGCCAAGCGCACCGTTCGGATAAACCAAACTTGCGGTTTGCGTCCCATTTGGAGCAACATAATAATTTTGTATAATCGAAGTTGAAGCGGATTTCGTCCAATATGCATTATCGAATTGTTCTGAATAATTAAGCAAATTCACATTCGCATATTTCAGCGTTCCAGTCGAATCAAAGTACGATCCAGTCGAAGCCCTGCTGAATGATGGGGCAGGCCCAGCAACTGGAGTAAGCGTCTTATTGAGGGCGAATTGCAGATTGAGCGTTGGATCGGGTTCGCTGAGAAGTTGCAGCGTGGCATTCGGCAAGCGTTTGTTGTAATAGCGCAGGCGGGCGATGTGGCCGTTTAGATAATAATCACCAGTCCTTTGGCCAATTCTCAAATTAGATTGTCCTGCCGGTATTGCCACGCTCGTATCAAATAGCCCGTTTGATCCAGAATAAAAAGCTGCATCATTTAATTTCCATGTTGCTGAAGAATATACAGAAACATTTGCTGGAACTACTTGATTATCGAGTAAAGCCTGTGTTCCCGCTGTAGTTATTACTGCGTAACGATTTTTATTTGACGCTGTAGAACCAGAAGTCCCGGTTACAAGTATTCTGTTGTTGTTTGTTCCGTCATCAACTTGCCACAAAAAAGACTCGCTCTGTGCGCTGCCAACAGATGGGCTGTAAAGATCGTATTCCGCTGCTACACTCCCCTCCGCCCCATTCCAGAATCCTGAAAAGTCCGTCCCAGTAATCTGGCAGACATCAGCGGAGCGGGTGGTTGATGCGGAGGTGGTGGGGATGTAGCTGGTGGGGAATGCGCCGGATTCGCCTTGCGCTCCCCATATCAAAATTCCGTTAGTTCCACTAGCTGTTGATGACAATGATCCATTTGCATCAGATACGCCAATTTGGAAGAATAAAAAACTTGACGATGTTGATGCCAGAGAGCATCTAAACCATCCATTGGAGCAGTTAATCATGCTGGCGGTTAGGCTGGTATTATTTGTTCCAATCGCTCCATTTGCCAAATCAAACCAGCATACATAGACTCCGCTTAGATCGTAAAAATAAACAATGCTTTTCTCTGCTGCTTTTGCGAAAACCGATATGCACGAATATGCAGCAGATCGGTAAATCCTTGTCATCGTTGTCGATGATGTCGGGTACATTTTTACAGCAGTATTTGTCCCATCTGGTGCTGTACCAGAGGAAGTTATTCTGGCAACATTTGAATCAACCCATGTGCTAGTAAAATCTGACGAATTTGTGACAAGGTTAGTCCTCTGCTCCTCCACCAGCAAACCACGAGACACCCAGCTTGTGCCGTTAAAGGTGTGATCGAAGCGGGGAGCGGAGTTTGCTGAGGAGGTGGTTGGAACATAAGTGCCAACGGTGGATGATGCTTCTAGTTGTGCGCCCCAGATGAAAATGCCTGACGATCCATTCCCAGCGTATTGCGGAAAACCTGAAGCAGACCAAGCTGCTGGATTAGCCGAATCACTTAATGCAATGTGCGCCGTACCATTAGACCAGTTAATTGACCATGTGGCCCAACAGCGATACCAGCCATTGCCAACACTTTCAATTCCGTATGTGCCAGTTCCACCATTGACGCTTCTTGTATTGGCAATTGTTCCATTTGACAAGTTGTAAACAACGGTAAACCTGCGGAGTGCCCCAGTACCTTCATAAAGCTGAATGCAGCCAAACGATCTTTCCGCCGCCTTCATGTAAACACTTTGAGTGACAGGAGCCGAGACCGTTATTGGATTCCTGTATATGACCTTTTCATTGCTTGTGTTGTCATCGTACAGCTTATCTGCCGTTGTTTTGCCGTCTGGAGCAACTGCTTGATTTGATGAAACATTTACGCTGTAAATTGACCAATAAGCATTGGTAAAATCTTCGCTGTAATTCAATAAGTTGACTGGCGCATACCGCAGCACCCCGCTCCCATCGAAGTAGCTGCCGGTGGATGCTCTGGAAAAACTGGGCGTGGGTCCACGATAAGCGGTCAAGGACTTATCCAAGGCGAAGCGCAGATCGAGGGCAGCGGATAAGCCGGGATTCGTGCGTCCAGCGTGGAGGAGTGGTAGGCTCATTTACGGCATCCTCAGGTGCTGCGTGACGATGGAAAGCTTTTCAACTACCTCTTCCATCCTGTCAATCTTGTCATTCATCTTGGCTAAACCAGTCTGCATTCCTTCCAATATTTCAGCCTGTTTCTCTACCGTCTTGGCCAATGACTTGTTAGTCTCTTCCGTTGAATCAAGGAACTTAACATGACGGTCTTTTAATGGAAGAACCACATACCAGAAGACGAAGGCTAATCCAGCCGAAGCAAGTCCATACTGTTCAGCGAATTTGAGCCAATCCATGCCATACGGTCCCCAGGCGCGGCCAAGGTGGTTGGCATAGTCTACTAAACATATGTGTTATTTGGCAATATAATCTTCGCAAGTCAGGCATTGCTTGACTTCCAGGGAATAGTCAATCTTCCTGCATTCCCCATGTATGGCGCATTTGTACTTGCTGCAACTGCCACATCCGGCGCGGTTTGATCCCTGGATAGCCTCTCCAAGGTGAAGGCATGGCAATGTCACCCTCTGAATGACCGGCGATTGCTGCTGCTGAATCACAGGTGGAGCGACCACCTCTGGTTCTGGTTCGTCAACAAATACTGGCATGGTTCCTTCTGCTGGAGGCGTATAACACTCCACAGGAAGGATTTGATCGTTGGGAAAATTCAAGGCATACAACCAGACCTGAAAATTCGCCCTGGTTGCCGTAAGGATTACAGGACTTTGGGCCTTGGCGACATTGGCGGCGGAAACAATCCAGCCCGCGCCGTTATCGTTCGTGCAGATATAGATCACCCCATTGCCAATCTGTTTGACAATAATGTCGATTCCCTGCACACCTGGAGCGTGTTGAACCTGTTGAACCACCCCAACAGCCTCAATGCCGCCTGGTAGCCCCAAAAGCCCATAGGTGGCAGCAAATGCTGGGGAATTGAATGTGCAGGTTCCTGTTGGCGGGGCAGTCCCAGTCAATGTAATCGTGTCGCAACCGCACGAATCGGTGGTTCCACAGGTTGCCGTGTTGAATCCAAACTGGGTGAAATCCCTTATCAGAGTATTGTTTGTTGACTTGACGAATCCCCGGAGACAGGTCAACCATTGGGAGCCATCCCAGAATCCACAGGTATCTGGAACAGCATTTCCTGTTGAACCGCAACCAACCCTCATGGAAATCAAGCCAACATTTATCCTGGCAAAACTGACAGGATCGCCTTTGCCCCCATTCTGATTGACGGTTATCGCCTTATAGGTCGGTGATGAGAATGCCCGTCCACGATATGGGGTAGTGTCGAGACTAGGTGTTTCTGTCAGGGTTTCTGACCATGTCGAATAAACGGCCCAGACATTGCCACCAGTTCCAGGGACAAGGACATAGATCGTTACGGAAACGCTGATCTGGGTAGTGTTCAGCGCGGTCAAGACTGCCCGCAACTTGTATTGGTTGGCGCAAGACCCTCCCGATATTCCGCCAAAAAGTGATTCGGCCACCCAGACATTTGGATTCGGCTCATTGTCCTGGCCAGGATTGATGCATTTGAATTGAGCGGTCTTCTCTTCAAATCCCAACCAGAATGAGGGGCTGGGCGTTGTCGCTGGAGGGCAGATCGGCCCATAGAATGTCACGCCTATCATCCCGCCAGCCTGGGGGAATCCGATGGCGCATAACGAGCAGTCAATGTTCACCGGAATGGTGGGCGGCAAATCCCCGCAGACATTTGATGCCACATTCTGGATGTACTGCGTCATGGGGTCACATAAACCTGGAGATTGGATGGGTTAAACTTGATGACCTCACTTCCACCACCCACATAATTAAAGGTGACATTGAATTTCCAATTCGACCTGAATGCCCCGCAGAGCATATACATATACTGATCGCAGATGTTCCAGGTGGTCGAATCTCGATTGTAGACCCAGTACCTGGATGAACCTATCTTGGGAGACTTCAGAGTCTGACCGGATGCCGCGCTGCCAACCATGAACAAGTGGCAGTCCACAGAGAATAGCTGGTAGGTTGGGACTATTTCCGGCTTGATTGGCAATGGACTGTAATAGTCAACATCCTTGAACCCTTGTATCGGATATTTAACGAATGCCATGCCGAAGTAGAAGATCAGCGTGTAACCGATGTACTGTCCAAGAAGAGTGCCTTCCGAAGAATAAGTGTTTACTGGTGTGCAGAATGGGATGAAATTCTGGTTATAGGAATCGACCTTTGTCGGATTGGAACCTGAATCCTCGTAATATTGAACCGCGTTGAATGGTTCCGCCACATCCTTGTTTGTCCAGAAATAGTTGGCCGGATGCATGAAACCCAACCAATCTGGTTGGTTGTTGAATGCCGTTGAAGCATCTGTGAAATAAAATCCGTACCTGTTTGCGTAAGCGTTGTTGTTCGGGCTGGCTCCCTTTAGCCTTCGCCTCACCATCGTGACCATATGGGCTTGCTGTACTGCTGGGCCGGATGCCCGATTGTTATATGGGTCCATCGGGCCGATGATCTTGCGCTCTCTCCAGGGGGCAAGGTTTGCCGCCTGGAAGTATGTTGGCAATGTCACCGCGCTGGGTGTCTGACCGTATAGTTGATGCCTGGTCAAAGCGTCTGGTATTTGCGGATCAAGCAGTAATTGCGTCCCTGGATTTGTCGAATATGCGGCGCATCCAAACCATCCAGAGTCAGGATAAGTGGCTAGTGGTGGAGATGATCCCAGGGTGTGGATGCAGAATTCCTTGAATGGCATACAATGCCTGACTGGCACAGTATTGCAATCCCCGGCCAGCAGATAAGCCTTAGCTCCAGCACCCATCAATCACCCGCTGAATGTGACAGTAACTGGGCACTCACAAAATCCATCGGAAATAATTCCCGTGAATGTCAATGTCACGATCCCTGTGGAAGGGTTCTGACTGCACGATCCAGTTGGAGTGCCCGTCACATTATCCAGCGACCAATCTGGATACAATTCGGCCTGGTTGATGGTGCAACTGATTGGTGGCCCAGCATTAGTCCAGGCGAAGATAATCCCAAATGATCCTGAAGAATATCCCCAGGCAAAGTCGCAAGCCCCGGTCCTGGTCAATGTCCCGGTTATAACCGTGGTTGGCCACCCTGTGTTACAGGTGGTGTTTGGCGGGATTGGAGTAGACGGTCCAGCGGTGAAGGACATCGTCGCGGGAAGTTCCCTCAAACCCCAGCAGGGGAAATATGCTGGAGCATAGGTTGTCCCAGGAACCAATGTCTTGCAGTCAATTACTGTGGTACTCATGCGCCCACACAGGTCGTGTCATATGTTACAACCAACATTCCGCCGGTGCATTGAACTGATGTTACATGGGGGCAATCAAGGTTGTTTGGTGTTCCACCGCTTTTTATGAATTCATATAATTGATTCCCATTAACATCCATCACGCGAGGTCTTAATAAAACAATGTCTCCTACCGCTGCCTGACTGCCATCAATCGCATATGCCTGGAGAGCGGTAGTTGTGCCAGAAAGTCCGTTAATAGTATCGTCTTGGTAGTCATACCCGTTATCACACAATTCTTGTTCAACCCATGCGTGTGGATAACCAACGCACGATCCAGAACCAGATTGAGACGCTCCAACTTCCGTTATTCTTGCAATTATCCATTCTGACTGAATTTCAACAGTCAGATCATTCACCAGTCTATTTCTGCTTACTACTGCCATTACACATCATACCTGAATAGTTTTTCCATTGGATAAGACAAGTATATTGGCCTGTAGTCTTGTTTTGGATTGAGTGCATTTGGCCTAGCACTAACATAATAATATTTGTAATCAGAACCATGAATCGTTAGGTTGTGGCCGAATGCCGGAATGGCTTGTCCAAGTCCACCAGGAATTCCTTGACCAAGATCATCATTGTTCTGGCTGAAGTATTCAAAAATGTATGTTATGTCGCACATCCTGGTGTGTTCTGGCCTGGCTCCGACATTAGCGGCTTGACCGATTATTTGGTACGGAGGCGCGTATTTATTGACTTCTATCCCCTTGAATAAAAGCGTTCCAGCCTTGAACTTTATGAAATCGTATTGGTTCACTCGGCCCAATGCTTCTGTTATGTTTTTGCAGAAAACCATTTCATAAGGGACGAAATACCATGTCATTTTTACTGTTGGCTTGCATATTAAGACATTAACGCCAGCACCAGATGTTGCCCCGACAGGATTACCATCCGGCCATCCATGACGATATTGGAAAACATTGGTTGGAGTTGTCAGAAATTCTGCATTCGTCTCCATCGATATTTCAACGAATCGGTTGTATTCCTTGCAGTCTGTGAATTGGCTGAAATTGGCAGCATTCTGGAAGTCGTAATAATATTTCTTGTTGACTTCCCAGGTGGCCTTCAAGGAATCGTCTGTCTCAATCAGATAAGGCCTTGGCTCGAATTCGACCACCATACGATACTGCGAATAAATCGCCACATCTCGAAAATGGTTTTGCAATATCCTCTGGAGTGGCGCGGCCTCAATCCTTCCCTCTGGGGTGATACCCTCAATGTTGGATATCCTGGTTGCGTACAAGTAATCGAATTGTGGATGCGCTGCTGGAAGATATCTATTTAGATTTCCTTGGGCGGTGAATGCGGCAGCACCAAGGATGTCTCTGATGAATGCGCCCATCTGACCACGGCGCAAAACATATTCAACCGATGCTACACCGCCGCCCGTTGTAAACGAGGCCTTTGATGGACTGATTCTATCAATCCGTTCTGCTGCATCACCGGTCGTTTGATTAAATGGCATCTCTTTGCCTACCTTTATTAATCAGAATGGGCCAGCGAGAACCCTGCGCCTCACATCCTCAAACCTCTCCATATTCCTCTGCCTAATACCATCACCACCAACCTGCTCAAGACCACCATTTCTATTCCTATTATCCATTCGTTCAAGTGCTTCCGCACAACGCCGCGTATTATTTGCCGTATCAGCAGCAGCTGTAGAGGCTCCAGCACCAAGTGATTGAGCCAAGATGTTTTTACCAAATTCCGTAATACCAGAATAAGATGCCTGCCTAGCACCCATCCCAATCGACGCTCCAGGCTTAAACTCAAATTCCTTGAGGAATCCTGTAAACTTTCCAAGGCTAAGTGCTGCTGTTGCAATTCCACCGATCAACAATGAGAGACCACCAGTCATCATCGCCGCGCCAGTTGCTGCCGCTGTTGCAAACGATATGACTGCAACGATTGCCCTATACGCCAGAATCATTGAGAATCCCTGGAGCCACCAAATAAGCGGTTCCATTATGTAGGCGAATGCCTTGGTCAAGAATGTCGCAACCTGAACGAATATCTCGATTATTGAGAAAAGGTCTCTAAACTTGGGGAACAATTGAATGAATAAATCCAGAAATGCAGCGACAAATTGAGAGATTAATGGCGCAAATTCCTTCGCTATTGGAACCAGGAAGTCAGCGAAATTCCTTACGGCAGCAGTAGCACCTTCCACAACAGGCTGGAGGGCCATGCCTATGGTTGCGTACAAGTCCTTCATGGCGAACCCAAGCTGGGCCACCAATCCAGGATTGAAGGCAGCTACAAATTTCGTCGCGCTACCAATGATTCCAATCAAATCATCAAACGAAGACTTTAATTTCCCGAAGAAACCAAAGAAGTTTTCAATATCTTTTTCAGGCTTTTTCTTCTCTTCGCCTTTCCCTCCCTTTTCAGCATCTTTATTTTTCTGCTCTTTATCGAGCATTGCCTGCCATTTTGTCTCTAGTCTTTCATTCCTACTTTTCGCCTTTTCCTCGTCTCGAAGAGATTTTACATATTCTCTCGATCTCTGAGCGTTCAGAGATTGCTGAGACCTTCTTTTAGCATCCTCTTCTTTCTTCTTGGCCTTCTCTTCCTCTACTTGCCTTTTTTCTTTTTCTTTCATGTACTTTGCAAAGTATTTCTTGTCCCTTTCCCTAACTTTTTCTTCTTCTTTTTCTTTGTCTCTCGCTGCTTTTTCCAAACTTTTTCTTTTCTTTTCTTCCGCCTTCTCTATTTCTTTTGCGTTTTTTTCAGCATCCCTCAATGCTTTTGCTTGAGCAGATTTCTGTATATTCTCCTTTTCCTTTTCAGCGCGAAGTAACTCCCTAGACCTTTGAGCCTCCAGCGATTTCTTTGCCCTTTCCTGGCCCTGAATATCGGCAAGCATCTGCCTTGAACGCTGCTTCGATAGAGAAGCAATAGCCTGGCTTTCCGCATTGAATTGGGCTATCAACGCTCTGGATCGTTGAGCCATTAGCGACTTAACAGCAGATTCTTCTGCCTTTGCCGCTCTCAACATTTCAGCCGATCTTTGCCGGTTCAATCCCTTTGCCGATGCAGACATATCGTCCGCAAGCTTCTTAATTGATTTGGCAAGCTTCTTCGCTTCAGCGTCAACGACATTGACTGCTGGCTTTATCGCATCAGCAATCGACTTGGATACTGGATCACCGCCGCCAGCCCCAGGTGGTCCGAAGCTATTTGCCATTTTGCGCTTCCTCCCACCTTTTCTCCAGTTCCTCTGGAGTCAGGCCCAATGCCATTCCAAGATTGAAGAACTCGTCCTTGGAACGGTCAATGAACTTGCCGTCCTCATCGTAATCATACATCTGTTTAATTGGTCTTGGAATACCCTTATTATCCCTTTCTCTGTAATAGAGCAGGGATATCTGGCGCATTGTCAACTGCGATACTTCTGACATGGACAAGCAGAATGGCTCATCCAAGAGACCGGCGACGATCTGAGGCCAATTTGGTTCCTCTACTCCGCCGCCGGTTTCTCCGCTTTTTTTGGGTATGATCTCTCCGTAATCATCCCAACAACATCCTTGACCTCTGGCTCGGTTGTAATGAGCCTCATAGCCTCATCTCTGTCAACATTGAATATTGCGGAAACCATTGCGCTTACACCCTTGATAGTCTCAAGGGCATCCTGGCAATACTCTCCACCGAAGTTGAACCGGCCCTGGGTGATGTCGCGTAACAGCCTTGAAAGCTGAAGAGCATATTCCTCCTCACCGATCAAATCCTTATGCGCCTTTAATGCCTCAATTGCATCATGCTCAATCATCCGCTCAATCTTGGATTGAGCCTTCAGATTGATCAGAGATAGTTGGTATTTCTTCCCTTGGCTATCAGTCCACTCTGGCGGCGCACCATGTGTGCCGATCACATCAGAAACCGTATTGATGGGCATTTTAGAACCTCGGAATCGTATCGGTATCGTCATTCTTGTTGTTCAATGTAACAACAAGGTCTATATTCCATTCTATTGTGCCTTTTACCGTTACGGCATAATTATATGAAGTCACGAATGCTAATTCTGTCCTGAAGAATGTCCTGTTCCCATCTATCATCAATGAAACAGTAACAAACTCACCAATGTCCAATATTGGCAATTCTTTATAGAAACCATGCAACTTTATAGTCGCATCAAACATTCCACCTTTGACATATTTCCTTGGGACTCCCTTGTTGAACCACTCTGGGAAGTCGGTGGGGGTTGCTTCTATATTGGAATCTCTGAATATCTGAACCGTTGTCAACTCAATTGGTTCGTCTTTTATTTCAAAAGACCAGCTATCAGCAACCAAGAATCTGGCATTATTAAGCAGCACCCCCGCTCTATACCCAGAATAGAACGGGGATGTTGTTTCTCTTGTCGGATAATTTGCGCCAAATGCTGGCATCTACATTATCCCAGGTTTGCTGCGAGAGACCCTGAAACCTCGATGGTTGCCTTTTCCTTGACCGATGTGTCAACGGTCACGCTGGTGATTAGGACTTGATACGGTCCAAGGGTGACCGCGCCACTAATACCAAAGGTGAAACTTGCCAATGCTCCGCTTGACGGAGCGGTTCCGTTGTACGGTCCAGAGGCAGAGACCGTGCCACCCTGGATTCCGGCAATCAGATTCTTTTGGCCAACAGACTGGAAGTTTGTCACTTCGACCTCTTCGGTCTCAATGGCAATGCTCCAGGTATCCATCGGATAGGCAACACCACCAATGGAAAGAGTCGCATTCTTACCAGCGTAGAAAGGCATCTTACTGACCTCCTAGAATTGCAATCTTGTATGTTCCGCCAGAACCCCCGGCAGTCACTTTGAGGGTCTTGACCGATGCACTAACAGTCTGGGCGGTTGCTTGTCCAAAGACGAAAAAACCGCCGGATGGGACAACCATTGCCGGGGCTGTTCCAGACAAAGGCCAAGTCAGAGGATTTGAAGTACCCTGCTGTAATGTCACTTGCCCGTCAGAACAACTAATGGCAATCGCAAAAGCCCTGGTCATCACCAAGGATTGCGACAAGAAATCAGTCAAAGATTGCAGATCGTATGTCTGCGATGCTGATGCGGAAAGGGTTCTTTCTTCGGCATAAACAACATTGGCTGGTGTAGCTCCAGTCAATGAAGGTGAAACACTAGCCGAAATAGAATCCAAACCCTGTATTGTGTTGGAAAATCCGGTATTAGTCTTGGTTTGAATCCAAGATATTGACCCATTAACACCAGCTGTTGTTAGTGCCATCAGACATCCTCAAGCACGAACAGTTTAAGATTTCCACCTGGTGTGCTGGTCACCTGAAGCGTAGCGCAGTCATTGGTAACCGGGCAGTTTGTGGGGAATCCAAATTGCCAGAACAATGGCTTGTTGGCCACCAGGGTGAATGTATCAACCGTCGATCCGCCGGAACTCTTGGTGACCACCGTCATGGCGGCATCGGCGTACATGAGGATTGACTTGACCTGGCTTGCGTCAATCGGGCAGACAACAACAAAGTTGCTTGCCGCAGGGGCAATCGTCACATCCAGATTAACTTCACCATCAGCCGATTGGCTTGCCTGGAAAGTCGCGGGTGTTCCATTATTTGCGCTGAAATTTATCCCAGCGGTATGGGTAATCGCCATTACGAAATCCTCGTTTCGACGCTCTTATAAGTAATTACCATACCTGAAATATCGTAATTACTTGCCTGACCGGATACAACCTCAAACGCCGGATTTGTTTCAAGTTGACAGTCGTAAACGGATGCCGCTCCAGAAAGCAGGGGCTGGAAAAGCTGATTTCTTATGTTTTCCCTGAGATCGAACAGGGTGGCCACATCAGCCTCATACACCCTGTTTCCAGCCTGGATGATCGTCACCTCAACCGAATATAGGTACTCGACAATATTGCCGAATGCCTCGTCACCAATAATCTCCCGTCCAGGGGAAACGATGACGATGGGAACCGTATCTTCCTGAACCAGAACGGGACGCTTTCTAATGACAATGGTTGGGACGCTGGGAATGGTTGCCAGCCGATCCCTGACCGCATCCAGAATCTGGTAGAAAACGCTCATTAGTTGATACCTTCCGCCGCTTCCGATGTCGCGCGGATTGCCCAGCGTGTTCGATATGCCCCATCGTCAATAATATCGACCCTGTAATGCTTGCCCTTCTCATCCGTTATCCGGGCATTGATCCTTGGCGCAAACAGGGAATCGCTATACACCAGGAAGTCGCTATCCTCTCCGGTGGCAATCAATGTCTCTGAGTTGTCGGCAACAATTGCATTAGCCAACTCGTTCTTGAACACCAGGAATTCGATCCCGGCCCCGTAAACAATCGATCCACCACCACCATCCACACCGATGACTGCTGGTCTGCGAATCACATTGGGAATGGTTATCGCAGACTCACCCTGGTTCTGGAAAGTGATCGTCTCTTTGTTGTCAAAGATGAGGTAATCAGAGGTTATGTCCAATGTGAGTGCCATCAGCTAGGAACCACCTCCCAGGTGAGCGGTCTCCACTCTGCGGTCGGAGTCCAAGGTTCTGGGTTGCTCTTGGCTAATTCAATTGGAATCACAGAACTCGCCGTATTTGGCATCATCAGTCTGGGAGCCATGTATCTTCTCCCTGGGCCGGATGCCCCATATCGCAGGGAGTTGAATTTGGCTGGATCACAGATTGAATCGTCATAACCAAGACTGATTGTCAGGCTCTTGGCTTTTCGCACCGTGCTAATATTGATTGCAGCAGGGGCATATCCAGCACTTTTGCGAAGATTTCCGGTTCTGCGTTTTGGAAACTCTCCAGGACGAGAGGCGACCCTGCTTGGATAATAATTCCTACTAATGTCTTCCTTGTGCTGCCTGACAACAGCCTGAGCAATGTTGCGAAGCTTGGTGGAAACATTGGCCGGATTGTATCCAGCCGGAATTCCCCTAGGCGAGGAATATCGTATTTCCACCATAGCTACAACAGGCATCAGTCACCTCAATCGGTAACGATGTAAGTCAGGTGGCCAGCAACTGAAACCGCAGCTGAGAGGTTAAGGTTGAGTGCTTCACCCTGGTTGGTCTCAAACTGGCCAATCAGCCCGCCTGGAGTGGCTTGTCCAGCAGAAGGGGCAGCACCACCATTCGCGGCCAATGCCATACCACCGCTAAGGTTGTTGGATGCCGATTGCCAGGTTGCCGTCACATCACCGGCAGCAACCATCACATAGGACAGAACCCGAATTCGCTTCCCGGTCACGGCAGCTACAACCGTGTTTGAGCCGGAACTGGATGCGCTAATTGCTGCGTACTTCATCGGGATACTACCCTCAACATCCGCTGATATGGACCGGCAAGACTTTGTTTCGCCTTCATCAGACCGTCTAGGCGACTGGTCAGGATTTGAAGGTAATCGCCCCAGCTTACGGATTGACCGTCAATCGTGTAATTCGGTTTCGGATTGACCGTAGCCTCCTTGATGGCAGCGGCAAGGTTGTCGATTGCGGAGCTAATATCATCCGCTGCTGCCATTACTTCGCCTCCACGGGGCGTGATTCGTGCAACTGGTATCGGATACGGTATTCGCTCTTAGCCTGTTCTTTGCTGTAGGCCTTGATAAACGCCCGTGGGAGTCCCATCCCTGAGACTTCCCACAGGCGATTAACAGGCTGTTGCTGTTGAGGCTGTTGCTTCTGCTGGGTGGGTTGCATCAGCTTTACCTCAATTAGGCGTTGTTGTTCTTGACGGTGTGCCAAGGACTCCAGACGCTGGGGATACCCCGCTCGTTGGCGAAGTAGGTGGCCACAATGCCCCGATCCAGCATCTCGTACTGGTTCGGCGCGGCCTGGGTCACGGTCAGCGGGAAGTTCTGCATATACTTGAAGGACTTCCCAGCCTCCATCATAAACCACAGACCATCGGTGTTGGCCTGGTTCAGGTTCAGACCATCCGATGCCAGGCAACGCTGCTCGATCAGCGGGCTGGACAGGATCGTGAACTGTCCAGAGTAAGGATTGCCGGTCGAGGAGGCGACATTCAAGCTCACCGCGCTGGACTGGGTTGCCCCAGGAGCGGTGCGAAGCTCCGTGCCGGAAGCACCCAAGATCAGCTGGGCGGTTGCCAGACGCGCCGGGTTCACCAGGACGGTGTTCGGCGTGATCAGCAGACGCTTGCCGGTATGGGGGTCTTCCATGCGGCTGAACAGGAGGCTGGCGGATTGGATCGAGGTCCAGTCCACCAACTGGTTGGTGTGGGCGTTGAGGTAGCCCAAGGTGCGGCTGGTCTGGTAGGTGTTGTAACCAGTCCCGTTGTAGATGAACGGGTTGGTCACACCCAGGACCGCGTCGATGACTTCCAGTTCTTTGCGGTAGGCGAGTTCTTCGCCAACGCTGGATGCCATCTGGAGAACCTGGCCGGTCAGGTCGAAGAAGACGGTCTCCTTCAACACATCAATAGCCAGAGCGTTCTCACGGGTTTCGGGAGTGGTGATCCACCTCTCACCGAATTGGGCGCGGGTAGTGGTCTCACCGGGGGCGCGTTTCTTGGCGCGGTCACCGATATTCTGCACCCCGATCACCTTCTGACCGTTGAGCTTCGTGGACTCAACAGGCATCAGACGGTCGGCAATCAAGGCAGGGTTCTGGAAGGCTTCCAGAATCTTGACCTCGACCAGGCCACCGACGATGCCGGTGAATGTGTTGATGTTGAGGAACGCGCTGGGATCGAGACCGAAACCAGTCGCCTCAACCAAGGCCCGCTTGTCGCCAGCGTATCCGTTCGCTTCCATCATGGAACGGGCAGCGGTGTACTGGCCCATTGCACGGGAATCGGGGCTGAAAAGCTGCCGCCAGCTAGGCCCGATGATCGCCTCGGCCAGTTCCTGGAGGCTGAAATTTTCGGGACGCAAGGCCCGATCCTTCAGCGTCAGGTTACCGGCGAAGTCGCGATTGTCGTTGCCGTCCTTGTCGCAAAGGCCAAGACCCTGGCGCATTTCGGTCAGGAAACGCCAGCGACCATTGGTCTCCTTGGAGCGGGACTCAAACAGGTCACGAAGCTTGATCACATTCATTGTTCTAGTTCTCCCTTATTGGCTTGTATTAGACGGAGGTGGTGTTGTTGTAGTCAGCGAAGTTGTAGGGCGACCACCGCCCGATCAACCTGACGCGAACCTTGGTGGTGTTGCTGGCATAACGCTCCACCACATAACCCAGGGCTTCACCGGCATCGGTGGTCTTCACCAGGGATTGGCTAGCCACATTCCCGGCCCCGGCAGCGGCAGTCACCGAAGCGGCAACCAGATCGCCAGGCTCGAAAGTGGCAGCAGCGCAATCAGCCTCGTAAAGAGCATCGGGAGCGAAGGTGATGCCTTCACCGTTGAAAGCGGGGTAACCACCGGAAGTGTCAGCGGCAAGCTTGCCTTGCAGGGCCACTCCAGCGAAGACGGCGCGAATGGCAGCTTGATCGGTGTTAACCGTGCCGGTTGCCACATACTGGTCAAAGGGCTTCAGCACCTTGTTGGTTGTATCCCAGAACAGCAAATCGCCAACGCTGATGGCAACGGATGCCACGCTAGGCAGGTTCATCACGGTATCGGAAGCTGGCTTGTACAGCTTCGATCCACCAAAAGCAGTTCCCATCGTCTATACCCCTTTCGTAATTAGTTTGCCAACCAACGGAACAAGGAATCACCTTCAGGAAACTTCTTGCTACCCTCTTTCGACTCCTGGAAGGTAGCCTGAGTGGGTGAGCATTTGGGTTTCGCGGCGAGATTCGCAGCGGCAATCCGCTTGATCTGCCGCTCCAAGGACTCCGGGCTAAGACCACCAAGGTCTTGAACCAGAGACTCTTCAAACTCGACTCCGTTGGACTCGCAAAGAGTACGGATGGCATCCTTGGTCTTGTAGTGTGCGAGTTCGGCTGAAGGATCGATGGACTCCTTCATGGCTTTCTTTTCTTCTTCCTCGTCGGACATATCCTCGTCCGGCTTTTCCTCGTCCATCGACTCCATCTTCGCGCCGCACTTCTCGCACATCTTGGCGTAATCGCCTTCCTTCATCTTCTCGTCTTCTTTGCCATAGCTCCCCTCGGTTACGGGAGACTCTTCGGCCTTGGTTTCTTCCTGGACGCTCTCTTGCGCTTCCATGTCATAATCCCCTGCTTCACCAGTTAAAATGGCAACAATTTCATCCGCTTTCTTGTCATCGGGCGTGTCGTTCTTTGTCAGAATCTGCATGATCATCTGATGCATTTCCTTGGCATCTTCAGATTCGTCATCAGATTCCTTCAGAGTCCCGGTCGGCTTTTTAGCCCCCTTGGACTTGGCTTTCACGAATTTGCGTTTCGCGCCAACAGCCTGTCTTTTGCTCTTGTAACGAACTCGATTTCCCGCCGCTTCTTCTGTTTCCTGCTCACTTGGCGATTGCGATTCCGTAAGCGATTTAGTTGTTGCCGGGTCTGCAACGAGATCGACATGGCGAACCTCGGTGATCCTGGAAACCACAAAAATGTCGTTCTTGTCCACCGTGCCCTCACCCTGGGCGTTGTGGCTCATTCCGAATACATCGTTCATCTCTTCCCTTTCCGCCGCCTCGCAAACCGAATCGGCTAGGGGATGATTCTTCAGGTAGAGGAGATCGCCGTAGATTCCCTCACTCTCCACGAAGCGGACATTGATGAATTTCCCGAAACGGTCATGGCTCGACCTCTGCTGGGTCGGACCTTTCTCCGGGTGATCAATGTTAACCTTGATCCCCTCATACAGGGGAACCGCTTCCTTGAGTGCTTCCGGCAGATACCGGCGACCATTCTGGGAGTTGAACCCGATGATCTTCACACCCTTGATGATACCCTTATCGCGGTCAACAACGAGCTTTTTCCCAGGTTGGATTGCTCCAAACTGGAAGATGCCCTGCAACTCTTCGACCAATAATTGGGTACTTTGCATATCGCTATAATCTTCGCTTGACGAAATCTGTCAAGTCCCCCCTATCACCTTTTTTGCTTTTTTGATCCTTGCCGCCCGTTTCTGGGGAGTTTCAGCCAGCAATTGTTTTTCGTCAAGAAGCATTCCGGTTACGGGGTCCAGCATACTCGCCCACTCTAGTTTTTCGCCTTTTCGCAGTCTTTTCATAGCTGCGTTGTACCTGCGAACCCCAACCGCCATGATCCGCCTGTCCTTGGAACTGGTCGAAAACCATTCATTGAAAATCTTGGCATTGGGAATGATCCGCCCCTTGAAATCAAAAAACTTCTGGGCATCCAGCGACATAATCGGTGTCAACCAACACCGGCAGTTGTACGCCATCGACCCGTCCGCCTCTAGTGGCGGGTTTGGCATCTGGTCAAACCCAGGATTGTCATAGCGAGGTTTCTTGTAATAGATCGTGCCATTCCTGGCGCGGTGGGCTGGGCGGATGCGCTCGTCCAGGATGCCATGAACCTGGAAACCAACCAAATCTTTAGGCAGGGATTCGTAAGCAATTTTGCCAGCTTTTCCTATCAATTCGGACATGGATGTTCGGGCAATCGTGTATGCGTTGTTACGCATTGCCCTGAAATATTGTTCCAACAAGTTTTGTCTTTTCATTGTGTCTGTTTGGAGTGACACAATCGCCGCCATCGTGGACGGGTTCATCCCGCTCTTCTGCATCTTCTTGAGTAGCCTATCGGCTACACGCTGATTAGCCACAATCTTCAAGATGACATTCTTGGGAACACCAGGAAACAGGGTCTTATTGATCGTCCGCTTCGCCTCCAGCATGGAATACTTTTCCAAGGTGGAAGTGAATATGCGCCCCATGTTTCGCAAATAAATTGTCGTAAGTGACTCGATCCGCTTTTCCACGAAGGAAGCAAATTCTGAAAATCCGATCTCGATGTTGTAAGCGATATGCTTCGGACTTTTTAGGTTTTCATCGACCAATGAGAATCGCAATCTGCGTGAAATAATACCCATAGCCTGCCGGGCAATGCGGTTGATCGAGTATTGGACTTCAATATGTTGAATCCCAATAAGCGATGCCAATTCCGCATTGAACCGGCGCGTCCTGGAATCCATTACTCCTCCGAATTACCCGAATAGCGTTGGTGACCCTTTGGCAGCAGGTCATTATCTTGCTTGTAATTCGGGTTGGATGGTCTGCCATTCCTGAGCAGGTAGAGGAATGCCTCAACCCGCTTCAGTCCCCACCTGCTTCGGCTCATGCCTGGGGCGTGGGATGTTGAGAACGCTCCAGCACCCCGGCGGAATACGGATTTCAAAGTTGCCATTGTGGCCTTGAATTCCGGGTCTTTCTCGTTGTGCTTCTGCATCAATGCCTTTATCTGGTCATCTGTTTCCTTGGAGAAGTCCAGATCAGCATTTGCTTTTGAGGCTGAATCCTTGGGGTTCTCCTTGCTGCCCTTTCTGCGCTCATGCGGTTTCGCCGTGGTCTTCCTGGGATCATTCTTCCCCGGCTTGCCGTATTGAACCTCGGATACATTCTCGGTCTTGCCATCAGCGGAATCCATCTGCCTGGCCACCTTCTTGGCCCAAGACCAACCGGAATCACCGCCCCACAAAAGCCAGGCAATATAACCGTTGGAGTCCTTGCCCCAGCCCTCGCCCTTCTTGTCCACTTCGTGACGGGCGAAGAATGAGGTCATGCGCTTGATCGTGGAAGGCGACATTTCCTTGCCATTGGACAGGTCGCGGGCGCGGGCAATGCCAACAGCGGTTCCGCCCCTGCCATACTTTTTACGCAACTCCAGACCCCGCTTTGCTGCGGCGCGAACCGATGCCGGTGGAGTGAAGTCGATCTTGTCGTACTTGCCCTCTTGCAGGGATTCAGCCACCAGCTGGTCTTCCGGTTCCGGCGTTTTCTGCAAATCCTTGTCTGTCCCGGTTGGTAACTCCTTAACGGGGTCCATCCCACCAGCGGCGCGGGGCGGAACCTTCTGGGTATTGGCAATTGATTCGGGGAAGATTTCGTCAATGTGCGACTCGTCCATGAGAGGGAAGGCGGCGCGGGCGATGGCGCGGCCAACATCCACGGGAATCTGCCCTGTGGCGACCCGCATGACGATGGCGGTGAGGTTTTCGATCTGGAGACCGTTAAGGGCAGAATCCGAAATCTGCTGCTCGGTTTCCCCAGGTGCAAGCTCGTCTGGCATGAGTTCTTGCATCTTCTGGATGTTGTGCTGCTCTTGCTCGAAATCCAGGCCGCGCTCTTGGGCGATGGTCTGAACAGACTTGGCCCCGATGTTGTAATAAATCTGATCTGCCTGGGAATCGGCAATCTTGTCACGCGCCTCGACTGCTGGAGGAGTGATGATGATTTCGACCTGATCGAGAACATTGATGGGAAGGCGACCCATCTCGGCGGCATGGCGAATGACCCTGGTGATGATCCGCAAGAAATGGCGACGATAGAAGGCCTGCAACCTGACGCAGTTGCGGAGGAATGGCGATTCGGCAGTCAGGCTCGATGCATAGTTAGCACCGGAGATGTTTGCGCTGGAAAGCCATTCCGGGGCGTTGTGACGGTTGCCAGCGGATCGCAGCAAGGCCTGGAAGATATCTAGGTGATCCGTTGCCGATTCTGCTCCCGGCGGTTTCACATAGTTCATGCCCTTGGGGATATCCAGGAAGGTTCCCGGCTCGATGCGCTGATAATCCGTAGACCGTCCAGTTGGAGCGTTGGCGACCGAATAGTCTGTCGCATCATCCACGAAGGTTTCAACCTGTTGGATGCTTGCCGTATCGTGTTGTCGCACGGCAGCAATGGCAGACTGGACCGATGCACCCTCGCCCAGGTTCCGGCGCAATTTGGCGGCAATTGAGAATGTTTCCAGGGTCTCAAAGCTGAAGTCAGAAACGCCCCGCTTGATCGACTTCGGGACATTGCACTTGATGTGAACCATGTTGTGAGCTTTGACAATCTCCCCTGTCGGAGTTTCGGGGGTCTTGTCGTGATTGTCATCCTCTCCACGGGGAGCCGAATGGACAACATGGTAATTCTTGATGTGGAATACATCGTCCGGGTCGGTCTCAATTCCGTAAGACCAATGGGCGAAATCCTCGCCGGGTGGCTGGATCACCTGTTCCGGCTCGACGGTGCGGACCAATAACCGTCCAGAAGGCTGAGGGAAAAGGCGGAGGAAGCATTCTCCATCTGTGCGGGATCGGGTGAAGACTTCCTGTTCAAGCAAATCCCATTCGTTGTCGTTGCGGAATTTCTCGACCACATCCTGGACGGCGCGGACTAGTGAGTCCTCGACATCTGAATCCGCCTTGGGACCGATGCGGTAGTTGAACCCCGGCCCGATGACATACGAGCAGAGTCCGTTGAGGAGTCCCTGGGCATTCGGATTTGTTGTGGCGACTAATCGTGCCTGGGCGCGGAAGAGTCCAAGCTGCTGCTCTGAATACCAGAACGGGTAGTTGGACCCGTAGATGCGGTCTTGGGGATTTGAAATAGGATAGCTATAAACCCCGCCATCTCTAAAACGATCAAGAAGGTCAATATAAGAACTAAGCCAGAAATCATTAGTAAGAATATTTTCTCGTAGGTTTCTGCGTACTTTTTTCCCATGCTCAGGGGAGATGCGCCCATTGGACCGTCCAGGGATGAGGAAATTGAGGATTTGTTGCCATACGCTCATGCCATTAGTCTCCGCGCAACACGCCCCGATTTCCGGTTATTCCAAATGCCAATCATTGCCCTCAACGCCATTTCCAATGCGTCAGGCCCGTCGTCGAACTTCCCCAGGGGAAACTCGCGCAGTTGTGCGACGAGAAGGCGGGAACCCTCTGATCTCCTGAATCGGATGTTCCTATTGGCGAGATAGGGTCCAATCCTTCTGATACGCACATCCTTGTTGATGGTATTGTAAAGCTGGATAATTGGAATATCAGTTCCCCGGCTTTCACACTCAAGCATGATCTGTTTGGCCAGCAGATGCTGGAACTGGTTGGTCTCCACAACCAGGGCATCCGGCTCAAAGTCTGTCGCCTCCTTTGCGAATCTGCTAACGATCTGCTCCGTATCCAGCTTGAGCATCACCGCATCACAGTAGAGAATGTTCTGCCTGTCGCGGGCCAGCTTGATGATTGCCGAATAGTCACCATGACGGGCATCCTTTCCCTTGGATGGGTCTATTGACAGAGTACTGATGGTTATGTGTTCATTCTTGGGGAAGTCATCGACCCAGATATGCTCTCCAAAGTGAGAGTTGGGCCATTCCGCACCATCTGAATCCACAAATTCTCCATCGAGTTCCTGGGAGGCTTGCTTGTCTGAGTATTGCTTGGAGATCGCCCCCACAAACTCTCCAGCGAGGAAGGGATTCTGCGAGGTCTTGGATTTGAAGATGGCGGTGTTTTCGCGGTCACCTTTTCCGAATACATTGTAAGTCCAGTTTGCCATGCCCTTGGGCGTGAAGGTGGCGGTGAGGAATCCCATGTCCCCGCCTTCACGAAGGCGACCGATGGCGATGTTGAACACTTCCTCGCTCATGTAGGATGCTTCGTCCATCCAGATGCCGGAAAGGTTGGGTCCGCGCAGCTTGTCTGGATCGTCACCGGAACGGAAGATGATTTCGCTGCCGTTGTTGAGAACGAGGCGCGGCGGTTGCTTCCACTTCTCCTTGGTCACACCAAGGTCATCCGCCAGCTGGTAGATGGTACGCATCGTCGCATCTTGGAGAATCGTGTAGGTCGGGCTGATCACCATGAAGAGGCGATTCCGGCCCTTCTCCGACATGGCGCGGCGCAGAAGGTCATAGGCTCCCACATAGGACTTGCCGCTACCGATTCCTCCCACGAATCCGCGATAGAGGGCATCCGAGTGGTGGAAATCGTATTGCACCTTGTGGAGGCGCATCGTCTTGGTGACGGTCTTGAGATCAGTCGATTTCTGTGTCTTCGTCGATATCCCCTTCGGTTTCGGCGGCATCGTTGAAGGTCTCCGGTAGGCGGGGCGAATATGAATTACTGTTGACCGTGATGGGGATTTCCATTGACTTTCCAGAGGTGGAGGAGTCAACGATCTCCTCGACTATTTCGAGGCGGACTTGGTTGACAGAGTGGACTTCCTGTCGCTCAACATATCCGCGATCCCGGCCCAGGGTCTTGAGCATGAGTTGGATGGCCCATTGTTGACCATCCTCGACCGCTTCCATCAATTTGCGCTCTGCCTTGTCCAGCATCTTGCCCCGCTCATCCTTGGCGATGGCATCAAGTTCAGGATCGTTGACGATGCGGTTGGCCAGCTTGGCCTTGGTCACGCCCAAATGTTCGGCGCAGAGGTAGTAGAGTCCTTTGCAGCGTTTGAGCGAGTCGATGATCTCCTGGTTGGTTAGCTTGGAGATTGCGGCAGGGTCATGTCTCTTGACACGATCCCTGACCGGGACCACCTCTTGCTTCTCCATGCCGACAAGGGATTTGAGGTCGAATGCGTCCGATGCCCGGTCCTCTCGCGCCAGATAGCGTTTGTCAGCTTCCGATTTGGTGGGGCTACCCTTGGGGCGACCGCGAGGCCTGGGGGATGGGTCCATAAAATTTTTTCCAAAAAAATTGGGTGGTCAATAAAGGACTATTGGAATCGTAAAATGCCACCCCCACCCTTGTCAATTTCCGATATGAGATGTCAATAATAAGTATGTCAATAAAGAGTATAAATGTGTGTTAAATATTTGAGGGGTTATGCGG